CTAAGAGCATATATTGATCAAACCGAAGAAGAGGAGATTGTAGAAGAAACCGTTGAAAAATCAGCAGAAGAAATTAAAGCAGAAGAGGAAGAAAAGAAAAAATTAGAGGAAAAGGAAGAAGGGGATAAAAAGACAGAAGGGGATGTCGCTGATGCAAGTGAGGAAACTGCAATAGTTGTTAAAACTGATGATAATAAGGAAGACGATTTAACAAAATCAGCCCTCGTGATTAATTCTACTGAAGAACTTCCCGAAGGTGATTTAGAAAATAATGCAACTTCATTAAAGCCATCGGATAATATTATTCCAGCATCACTGAAAATTGCCACTGAAACAGTTGCACCTTTGAAAGCCATCCCGATTACAACAGAAGTTACAACCTCTCCAAAAACATCAATTAGTTTTAGCAATAATGATAGCGTAATGAATTATAATACAAAAGAGTCCCCTACTAAAATAACAACGGCTAGTAGTGCTCTGGTTTCTGCTCCAAAAACACTCGATAGATTAGAAAAAATTAGTCATGAAAGAAACGAACAGAGAAAATTAGAAGAGGAAGAGGAAGACGATGATGATGATTTTAATCTTGAAAAAATTAAAATATTTGATAATTCACCAAAATTAGACGCATTGGATATTCAAGTGTTAGATGGGCAGCTAAAATTAGAGGATAAACCTATACTTGAAGGGGTCGAAGTTTTAAGTTAAGTGCGGAAAAATCCCAAATCTATTATTTATGAATAAATATAATGGACAACAATATGTTTATTCAAGGAATTATTGTAAGTTGCGTTTACCTTATTTTTCGATTTATCGAAATGAGATTTATTATCAAAGAGACAATTCCATTGAAAAAATTAATGCGCGATACTTTAGTAGTTTATATTAGTTTTGTTTCCGGAATATTTGTTTATACCCAAATAGAACCTATCAAAAATATAACCAATGTTCCTGTTGTATTTACTAATAGTCCAGATTTTTAATTAGGTTTTGGTCATAATTGTTAATGTTATCAAACATCCAATCAAAACGCCAAATGCATCCGACCACATCGGTATAGTATTATCTGGAGGTATAACTGTTTTAATAGAGTGACTAACAAATGTACCAAAAATAACAGCCAATACGCTTGCATAAACCTCTGCTATACCGGCGTCTAATAAATTACCTTTTGGCATGAATACTTTTAAATATTTTAATACATACCAAATACCTAAAACATCAATAAGGCCTATTATAATACCATATGAAACTCCTACAAATATTGTTTTATATGTTATAGTTTCGCCATTATTTAAAAATTCTGAGAAGGTCCATGGTTCTTTTTTTTTAGCTTTCCTAGCATTATTTTTTAAGGCGAATGCTATTAAAGACATGCCAGCTACCGATAGTAGTGAAATTGCTATAAATAAATACCCCTTAGCTTTCTTGTTCATATGATATATATTAACAAGAAAAATCATGCATAAATTGGTAGTGCATCAATATCAATAAATTTCTTTTTGCCACATTTCTTCCTATTTGAAAGAAATCGAGAGAATACAGGGTTCGATACTTGTTTTTGCGGCGTATGATTATGAACAGATCGGGCAATCATCTTATATAATTTAAAATCGGGATATCTTTCTTCACCACATTTTTTATATAAAATATTTCTTCCTTTATCATCACAGCACCATTCGCTAATTAATGCTGCTATTGGATCGCCACCTGTTTTAATATCATCTATATCATCCATAAAAAAATCGTATAACGCGCAACCCAATCTACATAAATCAAACGAAGGGTTGGGGTCTAATCTAGGTTTCTTATCATTCATATATGGTTGACAATTATACTGCGTGGCTGCATCACCTTTTGGATGAAAACTATCACTACAAATAAACTTACCTTTAAATGAATAGATTGATCTGCCAAAATCTATTACTTTGAATAATCTCCCATAAGTAGGTACCTTATAATAAACTTTATTGTATCTATAGTAAAGAAATTGTTTGTCGGTTTTATTAAACATAATATTATTGGTATGAAGATCATTGTGCGTAAAATTAAACATCTTTTGATATGCTATTAGTGTCATAATTATTTGAAATAGGCAAGATCGCCATTCATCATCAGATAATTCTTCGCCTAACAATGAATCAAGAGTCGCTTCCATCTTTTCCAAACAAATAATTTGTACTGGAAAATCTTTGATAATTGCATTGCAAATAATATCAGAATCCATACTGCTAAAAGAAGACATAGACCCTTCTTCATCTTCATCACTGGAAGAAGATGACCCCTTTTCATTCGACCCATCTGAAGTATGCGATGAACGGGATGAACAAGTAGAGCCACTTTTTCTACTGCTGTTATTTTGAGCATTTTTATTTTTTAGATTAAATTCGAAGACTAAGGCTTCCGTTAATTTTACAGGATCATTATTAACAGTGGATGTGGTAATAAACAGATCATCGAAATTCTCTCCATTCAATGAATATACGGATTTATTGCTAATATTTTTATCAATTCTCAATTTTTTTTTATAATTTCTGGTATCTGCGTCAAAAAACATCTCATCGTCAATTGCTTCAATATCAAATAATTTACCTTTCTGTTCATGGAAATACTTGCTATCATTTAAATATTCTAAATCATCAAAAATATTCATATTGAATTTTTCTTGAATTCCTAGAAAAGAACCAAAAAAGTCCAAGCCATGAATAAATTTATGATTGTGCAAAACATTACTTGTTAAATAAGTAAAAAACCCATCTACATAAGCCGAATTATTAGAATCAAGTACTTTAGGGTGGCAAGTATTTTGAGATAATTTTGGTAATGATTTTTTTGATTCTTCGGTTAAATCCCCGTATTTTCCGACCATAAATTTAATAGGATCAATCAATGGAGAAAATTTAAAAAAAGCTTTGGCGCTTTTTTTATCATTTTCCGATTTAACTTGACAATTATATGAATTTTTTTGTTCTGTTTTTTCTAAATTTGTAATATGATATGGTTGATTTAAATTGATATTTTGATAATTGGTTTCTTGTAGATTAAAAAATTTTCCATATAATGGAATATAATTTTGAATAGTTTTAATTTTATTTAAATCAAATTCTTTGAATAGTGCTGAATTATCATTTTTTTTATAGTAAATTTCAAACATTATTATTTATAGATAAAAGAAATTATTAATTTTAACTGGATTTGTGCGTAATTTATATATAAAATATTAAATAAGCATATAATAACAATGAATTTAGAACTAAAAAAATTTGATATGAAAAATATCTCTTTTAAAGCAAATGAAGCGTCCGGTCCAGTTATTGTATTAATTGGAAGAAGAGATACAGGAAAAAGTTTCTTGGTGAGAGATTTATTATACTATCATCAAGATATTCCAATCGGAACTGTAATTTCAGGGACAGAAGCTGGCAATGGTTTTTATGGTTCATTAGTTCCTAAATTATTCATTCATGATGAATACAATACTGCCATTATTGAGAATGTTTTAAAAAGACAAAAAATGGTGATAAAGCAGGTTAAAAAAGAAAAGACGGCGTATGGTAGATCGAATATAGATGGGAGAGCCTTTTGTATTCTTGATGATTGCTTATATGATAATTCTTGGTCAAGAGACAAATTAATGAGACTCCTTTTCATGAATGGTCGTCATTGGAAAATTATGTTAATTATTACAATGCAGTATCCTCTTGGTGTACCGCCAAATCTGCGAACTAATATTGATTATACCTTTATTTTAAGAGAGCCCTATATTGCAAATAGGAAAAGAATTTATGAAAACTTTGCTGGGATGTTTCCAACATTTGAATCTTTTTGTCAAGTAATGGATCAATGTACAGAAAACTATGAATGTTTAGTTGTATCAAATAATGCAAAATCCAATAAATTAGAAGATCAAATCTTTTGGTATAAAGCTAGTGCGCATAGAGACTTTAAATTGGGAAGTAAAGAATTTTGGGAAATGAGTAAAAATTTGGGAAGCGACGATGAAGATGATAATTATGACCCAACTGCTGGTAGAAAGGGTCCTACTATTAATGTAAAGAAGAGTAGATGGTAACTAAATTATATTTACTTTTGTAAATTCTCCACCGCCTAAACCTGCTATTGATTCATACTTCTTTCTTGAAAATGCTTTATAATCAAAAGAGCATTTATGATCTTCAAATGGAAAATGTTTTGAACAAAATGTACAACCGCATCTACATGTTTTTGTTTGTTGCGTCAAATTAAGTTTTATTCTACAACCATCAAAACCGCATCTATGAGTTTTCTTTTTTTTCTTTTTATTTTTCGGTTTTTTTTTGGGGGCAGGTGGAGGAGTTTTGATTTTACTACTATTTTCCATATTTGTTGGAGTAATTCTACCTTTTAAAGAATTTTGAGGAATTTCAGTTGGAGGATTGGGTGTTTGATTCATGTATAATTATATAAGATATTGGTTTTATTTTATATAATTCGATTAATTAATTTCAATTTAATACTTAATTGTCCCCGTCATCATTGTTATTTTTTTCAGAAATGGTCATATCCACATTTGCTGTTTCATTATCTTGCTCCATCTTTTTGGCCTCGGCTTTATCTGTTTCACGCGTTCTAATATTAGCTCCCTCAAACAACTCTTTTCTAATATCCGCCGAACTTATAACCTCCTTTTCATTTAATTTGTCCTCTGTACTTGTAACTCCAACGCCTACCAAATTTCCGTCCTTATCCACATTTTGAGTTAATTTATTACCACTCTCCTTAGCAACTTTAATATTCTCTTCAATTGCCTTTCTTTTAGTCTCAGCAACGCGCTTTTCGAATTCATGTTTGGCCTGTCTTTCATTTTTATTCTTTTCATGCATAAGTTGATTAAGTTCCTCCTCTAGGTACTCAACACGTCCTGTTTTATATGCTTGTGGATCCCAAGGCATCCACATCCCAACCGGTCCCACAAAAACATCGTGATTTGGATCAACTTCTCTCAATAACTTACATCTTAATTCTGCCTCTTCTTGTGAAGGATAAGATCCGCGAACTTTAAGTCCACGAGTATTTGTCTGGAATGAGTATAATTCATTAAATGTCTTTTCAAGATCCTCTTCTTTAGCATCAAGAAAGTTTTTATAATCATCTCTTATTGTCGTTTGTACAAGATCTTTTTGTTCGCTTTTCAAATACTCTTGAAAATCTCCCATCACTTTGTCAAAATTCATACTGTATTTGTATGATAAAAAATTCAAAAATGCAGTAAATTTCTGTACGCCTTTGGTATAATCCCAATGCTTTAGGAATTCCTCGAAGAAAAATAAATCTTTCTTTTTCAAAATATTATCAGGACTTACAAATGAAATACAGGTAAATTTTTGTCCAGCAACTGGCTTATCTTCATCAAGCAAATCAACATATTTAGGATTAGACGTTCCGTCCGCTAAATTTTGTTTTTCAAAGGCTAATTCTTTAGTCATTTATATATTTGAGTAGCTTATTATTTTAAGTTATTTTTTACAGCTTATAATTTTTTTTTCTAGAGATTATTATATAATGCTCGGTGAATTAGGAAGTCTCTTAGATCTCGGCGAACTTATCCGTCGCGTCGTCAAATACTTAGTTGAAGGTATCATGGTAGCAATCGCTGCCTATGCTATCCCAAAACGCTCTCTTAACTTAGATGAAGTTATGCTCATTGCTCTTACGGCGGCGGCAACCTTCTCCATCTTGGACACTTATGTCCCTAGTATGGCAGTTGGTGCCCGTTCCGGTGCCGGTTTTGGTATGGGAGCCAATCTTGTTGGATTCCCTCGTATGTAAATAATAGTTTAGTATAATTCTTAAAACAAATTATACTTTGCAATTCAAGAAAGGATATTTACTATATAATTTAAATATAGCTTGTTCTTTTGCTTTAGCTTCAATTAATATATCTATTTCTACGCCATATTTTTCCGGAATTTCCAATAAGAAGTCGGGAATTACTTCAATATAATCTGAATGATGACCACATCTACCACTGCCTTGTTCGGATACATGAAATTTAGGTTTAATACCTCGTCTTTCCCAGCTATTTAAAATTTCTTCTATATATTCGCTCTCTGGTTTTAGTGTTTCATCAGGATGTAACAAATTATAACAAGTATAGTGATGTGTATCAAATACAATTGGTATATTCACCTTTCTAGATACATAAATACAATCTTCAATCGAGAAACATTTTTCACAATTTTCAAGTACAAGTCTATTTTGAACGGCCTGGGGCAATCTTTTAAAATTTTCACACCACCTGTCTAACGTTTTTTGTTTATCACCATATTTACCCCCACCGTGCACTACCATTACAGAATCTTTTCCCATTTCCATTCTATCCAATACTTCTGCATGATAACTTAAATCTGAAATGGTTTGATGGAAACATTTCTCGTTAGGAGATCCTACTACATTATATTGACCAGGATGAAATGTGAGTCTATGATTCAGCGATCTAGCGTATTTGCCAATTTTTTTTAGCAACTTGTCTGCAAAATCCATTGTGTAGTTTTCAACTTTAGGATTACTTTTATGCGGAAATAACTCACTTGAAATCCGCAAAACTTTAATACCATTTGCTTCATTCCACTGAATTAATTTATAAAGATCCGCGAGGTTTTGTATGATTTTTAATTTAAGTTCATTAATCCCAAGTTCTTCTATTTTTCTCATTATCATTTTTCTGGAACAGAATATTGGTGGCTTTTGTTCGCGCAAGATTGTATTGATACAACACAATCCTAACTGTACTGGTTGATTCTTAGACATGTTAAAATATTGGAGGGGGAGTAATGTTTATATAATAAATTTTTTATAATTCAATTTATTATATTGTAGGTACGTATTCCCATCTTAATTCAAAGCAAATTTTTTTCCAAATTTCATCTTGTTCTATTCTTTTTACAGGATCTTTAAGCATTGGAAAAAATGGCAAGAATTGTGTTTCTCCTAATAACTCGCACATTTTATATAAAACATAATAGTAATTCAGAAAGTTCACACGGTCATCCGGACAGTGTTTGGCATACGGACGTTGAATATCCATAAACAAACTACATAATTTATCTTCTAATTCTGGACTCATTATAGGCGGTTTAATACCCAATTTATCTTTAATAAATGGTATATGTTCATAGTATTTATTATAACCCAACTTTTTTAAAATATCCTTGGCTCTTTTATTTGTCATTTGTTTTAAACTAATACGTTCTTTTTTGATTTGTGCTTTTATATTAATAAGAACCTCCTCCGGTATCTGTGTTGTTTCTTTAGCTTGAAACTGAGCAAGAATTTCTCTAAAGTGATTAATTCTTTTGTAAGCATAGAAACACACTTCTTTAGGTGGTTCTTTGTATGAGGGCTTTTCGTGTTCTACCAAATAAGAAAATCGATTTCCGCAATTTTTACATATCAAAACACCCTCATAATCAACAGAAATTAATTCACCCTTGCATTTTTCACATACATCATGTTTAGTTGTATACTGTGAAATATCAAAAAAGGTTTCATCAATATTAGTTAGATATTTTTGAATAGATGACAGTTCATCCGATTTCTTAGATGTATTTTCGCTTTTATTTTTATCAAAAAATGAATGTAATATTCTAGTTTTATTTTTTCCTTTTGACATTTTCATCTTTTTTTCAAAATAATCAAAAACATGCTCTGCATTATCCAATAAATAATTTTTCTTCTTTTTCTTATTTAATTTAATATCTATTCGTATTTGTCGAAGCTTATCTTCAAGATTTAGTCGTTCTTCGATATTTATATCATTTTTTTTTAATTTATCTTTTATTTCTTTTTTTTCTGATAGAAGAGATGGTAACACCGTAAGTTCTGTTGATTTAAACTCTTCCATTTTTTCATGATGTTTACTGTCTACTGTAACATTGTTTTTTGTTTTCTTCCCAATTTTTTTTGTTGCTTTGGGTTTGAAAGCGGGCATATATAGAACTATTAATAAAGTATTTAATTTACTTTTTCAACAAATCTTCTTTTGTGTAGAAATATGTAATCTCTTTTCTCTCCAATTAACAATGGATATTCATGTTAATGACTGTCAGGAAACCACAATTGACCCCATTAAGTTGCATAAAATGGTGTTTTTATACAATGCTTTAGAAAATGGATGGACAATTAAAAAAAATAATAATGCATATATTTTTACTAAAAATCATGAAGGTAAAAAAGAAGTATTTTTAGATGATTATCTCAAAGGATTCATGAAGGAGAATTTTGATATGAAAAAAATTTTAGACAATTAATTCGATTAATTAATGGTTTTCTCGTAAAATTTTTTTCTTTAGCAATATTATAACAATATGGGAGGAGGATTAATGCAACTCGTAGCCTACGGCGCACAAGACGTCTATTTGACCGGTAACCCACAGATCACTTTCTGGAAAGTGACCTACCGCAGACACACTAACTTTGCTATGGAATCTATTGAACAAACATTTAACGGCCAGGCCGATTTCGGTCGCCGTGTGCAGTGCACTATCTCCAGAAATGGTGATTTGGCATACCGCACCTACCTTCAGGTAACTCTTCCAGAGATTGGCCAGGACTCCTGCTGCAATCCTAAAGAGTGTGACAAGGTTTACGCTCGCTGGTTGGACTACCCAGGTGAGCAGCTTATCTCTATGGTTGAGGTTGAGATTGGAGGTCAGCGCATCGATCGCCAGTATGGTGACTGGATGCACATCTGGAACCAGCTTACCCTTACCGCTGAGCAAGAGCGTGGATACAACAAAATGGTCGGGCAAACAACCCAGCTTACTTACTTAGTTGACCCTTTGTTCGCTGATGTTGACTCTGCCTGTGCCAACAACACTGTCCCAGCTGCCGTCTGCGCACCCCGCAACGCCTTGCCTGAGACTACCTTGTATGTCCCACTTCAGTTTTGGTTTTGCCGTAACCCCGGTTTGGCATTGCCTTTGATCGCCCTTCAGTACCACGAAGTCCGCATCAACCTCGAGCTTCGTCCTTCTGATGAGGTTCTTTTCGCTGTTACTCATCTTGGTGATGATACAGCTGAATTAACTAACGCCGCCACTGCCACCAAAGTGCACGGAATGCCAAAACCAGGTACCTCTGTCAAAGACGCAGTTTCTTACCAGAAATCCCTTGTTGCTGCTTCACTTTACGTTGACTACGTTTTCCTTGATACGGATGAGCGTAGACGTATGGCCCAGAACCCACACGAGTACCTTATCGAACAACTTCAATTCACTGGAGATGAATCGGTCGGTTCTTCGTCCAATAAGATCAAACTTAATTTCAACCACCCTTGTAAGGAGTTGATCTTTGTTGTTCAGCCAGATGCTAATGTTGATTACTGTTCCTCATTCTTGTCGGGAACACACCTTAACAAAGCTATGGGTGCTCAGCCATTTAACTACACTGATGCCCTTGATGCTCTTGTTAACTCAATCAATGCATTCTCTGGTCCTTTGGGAGTTGCGGGCAATACCGGCAACGGAAATGCTGCTTTCATTGATCAACTTGGTGGAGGTATGTTCCAGGATCCTGGAGCAGATACTCTTCCACAAACTGGAATCCAGTGGGGCAACGCTTTCGACAAGTCAGCCCCCGCTACCTGGGGCTTCGGCTCACTCGCAGCCGCCGAAGGAATCAATATCCAAAGTAGTAACGCAGGTGAATGGGCGCCTACGTGCACTGCCCCTGCAATGAATGTTCCATTCCCAGTCAGCGAAATCCCTGACTCTGGTGTTTCGGATGCCGGCGCATTCGTTCTTGCTGAAACCGCACTTAACTTGCACTGCTGGGGACAGAACCCAGTTGTTACTGCTAAGCTTCAGCTTAACGGACAGGATCGCTTTTCTGAGCGCGAAGGTACCTACTTCGACCTTGTTCAGCCATACCAACACCACACACGCAACCCAGACACCGGAATCAACGTTTACTCGTTCGCACTCCGCCCTGAGGAGCACCAGCCAAGTGGAACCTGCAATATGTCCAGAATTGACAACGCTACTCTTCAGCTTGTCCTTTCTACCAACGCTATTGGAGGTGATGCCACAGCTAAGGTCCGTGTCTACGCCACCAACTACAATGTCCTTCGTGTCATGAGTGGTATGGGTGGTCTTGCATACTCTAACTAAGCTTAGAGTTAGCAAACTCATAATCATTATAATATAATAATTCTTATCTAGAAAATTATTATACGCATTTAATATATATGAATAACGGTCTTATCTTAATTGCTGTTCTTTTAATAGTTCTTATTTACTTTGTAATACAAATCCCTAGAAAACATGCCAATCATAAATCTGAAGTGGTTTATGTTAACCGTCAATATCCTATGTGGAATATACCAACAGGATGGGCGAGACCTTTAAGACGCGGATGGGGTCCTAGATTTAGAAGAGGTTATGGTCCTCGTCGCCGTGGATTTTATTTCTAAAAATATCCTTATATATTATAAATGAGCTTTGTTGATGCATTAATAATACTAGTTCTCGTATTAATTTTAATTGTAATTGTCTATAATCTGTTTGCCCACGGTAAAGATTTAGCCATTTTTCCAACTAAAAGAAATAAACGAAATAAAAAAAGACAAGAAGAAGATTACTATCCGGGATCAATAGATGATGATTATGATTCTGACTATGATTCTGATTATGATTCCGATTATGATGATACATCGTCGCACGTCAGAAAAAATAAACACAAAACTAAAAATAAACAACATAAAATTAATCCAAGCCATGTGGCAGATTATGTGTCTAATCATTTACCAACGCAATAAGTAATCAAAAAAATTGAATCTAAATGTATTTTGTAAGTTATTACAAACTATAT